GAAAATCTAAATTCAATTTTTGCATCATACTATTTGCCATCAATTACTCCATTAGGGTTTATAAAAAATATGTCTACCAATCGTTACTGTTTTCTCTAATTTCCATCTAGGATTAACATAATCTGCATGATAAAATAAAGCACCTTGAGTGTTATCTATCATATTACCATAGTTCATGTAAACATAAACTGCCACATCCTGCGCTTCTTGATAAACTTCTTTTTGTCTATCGTTAAAATAATTATTTTTATATAGTGATGTCATTTGCAATTTAGCATTACACCACCAAGAGAACTGACAGGTGTTTTGAGTTTTTTGTTTCACAACACTGCAAACAGAATCTTCAAATCCTTTATTGACTCTGTTCATTGTAACCAGACCTACCGCAATTTTTCCATCTTTTGGTTCATAGGCTGATTCGAAGTATATATTGTCTGCCAAGCATTCGACTTCTTTTTTAGCCGATGGGGTCAGATCTGAGTAATCAATTCCACTTAAAGGAATTATATTTTTACCATTTAAAGCAATCACTGGAGCAATAATAATTAAACTTAGTATAGTTAATGTCGTATATAATATTTTCTTATGCATTACATCTCCTTAATGTGCAGAAGAAAGGTGTGCGAACACACCTCTCCATCCCATTTATCAGGTGGACTTTTTCGTAGTCTTAGTATCTAGGGGGATATTTGAAACAAAACCATTTAGGGTCTGAGCCTTTGCAATGATTTCAGTTTCTGATGGATAAGCTGGAAATCCTGGATGAACAGGCAACTCCCCACCATTGATTTTAGCAACTTCTAGTTGAGCATGCCAACTATTGCTAATTACTTCACGCTTACCGTAGTATTCATCGTTAAGCATGTCTTTCGCCATTTTTAAAAGTTCAAGGCGAATCTCGAACGGAGTCATGTTACTCATATTAATCTCCTTTGTGTGTTATGAGTTGTGTGTTGACAGTTTTTTATATGGTTACTGCCACCATATCCCATCCCTGGGACATAATATTATTTAGGTGCTTCTGCTTTTTTCTTTGGAGTTGGTTTAGGACTCTTTGGAGCAGCAGGACAATTACCTTTCTTGTCCTTTGTTACACAGTTCGTTTCTTCTTTTTTTGCTGGCTCAGCAGCAAAAGATGAGAAAGAAAATGCTAAAGCAGTAAGTAAGATAATTGTCTTCATAGTAATTCCTTAGAATGAATATTTCAAGCCAGCAATAACAGTACTACCATCTAAAGAACTAACTTTAGATTGTCCTGCTTGATAACGATAATCAGCAGTGAGAGCAACTTGTTTGCTTAGTGGATAAGAAACACCAGCACCAACTAATGCAGCATAGCCATCAGTTGTATTCTTTTGATCCAAGTAAGCAACTCCACCTTTAACTGCGATGGTTGCTGTACCAACTGTTGCAACATCATACGAACCAACTAAAGTGTACTTGTTCATGTCAGTTCCAGTTTTGTATTGATCAAAGCCAGCAGTGATGCCTACTTTATCAAACTTCTGTCCGACAGTAATACCTACACCAGTACGATCTGTATTGGCAGTATCGCGACTTGCGTTAATACCTAGTTCAATTGCTTGAGCACCCATGGATGCCAATAGTGCTGTTACTAAAATAACTTTTTTCATTTAATTCCCTTTTAAAAAAATATGGTAACTTATTCTGTTACGAGGAAAGTTACCGAAACCCTAGTCAGCGATTAAGCTGCCAATGCGAACTGTGAGTCGTTTGCGTTTACTTTTGTTTAGTTTTAACATCTACTCTGATGGGTTGTCCACTTCTGTACTTGTTACCCTGTCGAAACCTAGTCACCCCCATCAAAAGAGTACTCAAATCTGATAGTACGGATTCGGTCACCGTATCTGCTGGGACTTAAACCCAAATACTCTTTTGGTGGAGGTGGGGAGAATCGAACTCCCGTCCAGAATACTTTTCTAGTTGCTTCACACAACCATTCACCTATTATACATTATATATTTATTATAGTCAAATTAAATACCTTTTAATTGCAAATATTCTTTGCGAAGATCTTTAAAATGACCAATCCATTCATTCCTACGCTCTTCAAACACCTGTGGAGTATATTCATCTACACCAACTATAATTACAAGTCTATTAACAGGAATTCCAGTCAACTCCTCAAACATAACTGCATAGGCAGAAGTCTGCATAAAGTAACCATGAATCCAATCACGATTTTTTAACTTAGCAGATGTTTTAAAATCAATGATAGATAACCTACCTTTATACTCTGCGATACAGTCAACAGTTCCTGCAACTTGTAGATGATGAGAATAAAGAGGACTTTCTAGCGCATGTATATTATCTATGTTATTTAATTCTGGGATGAGACTGTTAAATAAGTGCGTATCAAAGAAATTTGGTTGAGTAGGTTCTCCACGCAAATAGGATTCGCAGAGGGAATGAATTTTAGTTCCTCTTGTTGCTGCTCTGGTTGAGATTCGGGTTGCTTCTTCTTCTCCGACTCTCTTTCGCCACTCAAGGATTCCCTGTTTTGAGTGCAATCCAGTAACTGTGGTAACGGAGGGATAGGATTTACCCGAAGGTGTGCGGTATAACCTGCCTTCGGGACTATCGATACGCTCCAGTTTCGCAAAATCATGATCAATAAAAGTTCGCATTAAACAAATTCAATCCAAGTATTCATAATATATTTGTCTCCTGTTAATGGAGGATTACCACGATGGGTATGAGTATAACTTGCAGGGCAAATAACCATTGTTCCAGTTTTTGGTTTAACTCTTTTCCTTTGATATAAGAATTCAGTTTCACCACCTTCTTCTACATCATTAAGATATAGAATAACCATCATCAACCTATTACCAGCAAATTTCGCACCATGTTCAGAATGCCAAACATGATACCCACCAGAAGGATTTGTTTTCTGAATCTTAATAGAATTAGAAATACCATGCTTTTCTAATGATGTAACAACTCCATATTTCTGCACATAACGACTATATGAAATCCATGTCGCATCCATAAATGGTCGCAGCAAATCAATATTCGTTGGAATTATTAAAGGATCTTCTTCACTAACAAAAAAGTATGTATCAGTTTCTTTGTTAATCGCTGGCGCATTGTCAGATGCCTGCCTAGAAACAGTTTTATTAAACTCTTTCATATAATTGTAGTGGGTAATTATTCTCTCACAATAATCAGGTGTTACAACATTTTCATAAACACCAATAAAATCATCAATCTCAAATGCCATAATAAAAGTTTCCTAGTTATCCTACCAATAATTCCATACATTCATTATAGTGTTTAATACGATCTTCAAGACCGATATACCCACCATTAATCTTTTTCGTCATTAACTTAATATCACCATTGTCTGCTTGAACATTTAACTTGTTTGCATTCCAGAACCAAATCGCAGACATAAGAGCAAAGTCGCGATCGGCAGTTACCCAATCAGGATTATCAACTACATTCTGCCAGTCATCAAACATCTCTTGAGCAAACTTAGTATAGTTTGCGCGACCAGTCAACTGAATTGGTCCACGACCACGATATCTATAACCATCACCAGATTCTGGACTACCATTACCCATGCGATTAGCATAGATCTTATTAGCAATCATTTCTGGATGGCGAGCGTAAGGTGTAGCAGATTCAATGGTAGGAAAGTACTTCTTAAAAATACTGTTAAGACCTTGCGCAGAATAATTTAAGTTTTCTTCAAACACAGTCCATCCACCAGACTCATGACCACACTGAGCAAGAAATGCTGCTACTCGTTGTGGTGTATTAATGTCGTAAGTTGGAAAGACATTATTCATAGCATCTGCCCAGCCATCTGGGTCTTGTGCTCTTGGAAATAGATGTTTAAATTGATCGCCTGTTATCATTTCTTATCCTCGTAATCTTCGTACTTTAATTTAGCCAAGATATAATCTTTAACTAATGATGAACGAACAATATCATCTACAGTAAACTCAATTCTAGTAAATGCCTTCATATGTTGAGCAATATCAAAGAATTTAAGAATACCAGTAACATCATTCTTTCTTTTATTTAGATCAGTTTGTCGATAGTCTCCACACCAAATAATCTTAGACATATGCCCAACACGAGTCATAACTGTGTCAATTTCTTCATATGTTAAGTTTTGCATTTCGTCAACGATAATTATAGCATTATCAAAAGACATACCACGAATAAACGAAGTCGAGATAAACTGAATATAACCTTGTTCTTCTAAACGATCCCAAGCATCCTTGCGATCAAATAACTGATG